TTACGGTTTCTTTTTTTATCGATGCTTTTAAGGTTTTCTATTTTAAACATTTCAGCATCAAAGTTTATACCGTCAATTGCAAATTTGAATATGTCTTCCAAAGTATCAAAGCCTTGCAAATATCTATCATAATTGTAGCCACCAAAATCAAATATTCTTTTTGCATCGGTAGTCAATAATATATCAGCAGAATTTGTACCACGAAAGTTCCTGTACTTATAGAACAATCCGTCCCATCCATATGACAATCCAAATTTGTGGAAAGTTTTACCCATTATGTTTCCAAGCGGGTCGTATGAGTAATAGGTTTGCGCTATTTCCCATTTATCTTCCTTTATTGGAATAAAGTCAACTTGGAAATTTTTGTAATCGAAAGAATATACACCACCATTGTTGTGTATAGCTTGCGGTTGCAATCTATATGCTATGAATTCTCTCCAAGCTATTTGCCTGTCTTTTGGCATTTTTATCAATAAATCCAAATCACCATGTGTTTCTTTAGTGTGGTAACACTGAACCACAGTACACTCCAATGCCAATTCGGTAAGCACCTTATTTTTCAATTCAGTACCTATCTGCTTGAATTCGTCAGTATTTTTCCTTTCGGTGAATACACCGTACTTATTTAATGCTTTACCGCCCATTACTGATTTGTTTTTGCAATTATACGAAAAACAAATCAAATTGTTACATGTTTTTTAAAAAATTTTAAAGGATATGATATTTTCACTTATTTCTGGTTCTGAGAACGACCAATTACCGCTTTCTTCTAATTCATCCAAAAGTTGTTCAATAAGTAAAATATCTTCATCGTATGCATCTTGCAATAATTCTTCTGAACTTGAAGATTCGAAGTCAAACAATGGCGCATCTTCATCTTCGTCATCATTAGGAACAATAATCTCAACTTCTTCTTCATCAAGATTATATGTCCAAATTATGCAATTTCCATGTAGTGTCAATTCACCATTTAAATCTTCGGGGAGAAATTTATTTTGAATCTCTTCAAACAATTCGCTGATATTCATATCAATAACATATTTATGGTAGAAATAATTTTACCATAAATAGGAGAAATTTTTCGAAAAGACATTAAAGCGCAAACAAAATAAAGAAATAAATCCCTAACATTGCAATGTTACCAATCATTGTTGTAGCAATATCCCAATTGTCTTTTTTCTTGTCTAAAGATTCTTTTATTTTTGCAGCAATAAATGTAAATAACATTGAATTAACGACCACTACATATGGATGCCATAATCCAAATGTAAGTATACATAGCATGGTAATAAACACCCCAATGCCAAAGTGTGCGACTCTATCTATACCAATTTTTTCTATCAATATGTGGTATAGTTTTATTATGGAATTCTTAATTCCAAAATACATTTTATCTAATAACTTTCCCATAACGTTTATTGTTTTCTACTTCGCTTGGACTACCACTTAATTGACTTAATGCACGAGACCCCCCTTCAACAAATAATGCAGCCAAATCTGAACGTTGGTGGACAACATTTAATATTTGGTCGAGAAGTGGAAGCTTTTCTTCAGGAGTTCTGGCTTTTCTCACTCGTGCCAACAATGTTGTTAAGCCGGGTCTACTGCCACCAAAATCACTAAATCCATAATCACTAATTTCTTTAACGTAGTCCCAGAAATCTTCCTTATCTTGTTCGGTGTAGCCATATTCCTCAAAGTCATCATCGGGGTCTACTGGTGTATGCCCAGATAATTCAGTATTAACATATAATTTTAAAATGTTTTCAGTAATAATATCTTCAATCATTTCCAAACCAATAGTATCTCTGACAATACCCATTCTCATGAAATCTTCCCAAATTTTTCTTAATCTTGGAAATGGTATTAATCTCCAAGGCTGTTCTTTTATTCCACGTTTTTTGTGTTCAAGAAAACCAGTTAAAATATCTGTTTTTACTTGGTCAAGTTTATCATATAAATCCCAATCAGTATCATCATCGTTATATTCACGAATAAATTTACTAAGTTCTTCTTTAATGATTTTATTGAGTTTATTCACAGTGCAATCCTTTTTTATAAATACAAAAAAAGCCGGAAAATATCCGGCTTTAAGCATTAACCTCAAAAATCATTGGTGGATTCACGCACATATAATCTTCATCCAAATTAGAAGCGTTAATAAATGTAGTGCTCTCAATAATTTTTTTACCATAACTACCATGAATGTGACCGAAGATGTGAACCTTTGGTTTAATTCTTTGTATCACTTCAAAATATAGTGAAGGTGAACCAGTATGTTTTAAATCATATATGCTCCAATCTAAGATTGTATATGGTGGGCAGTGTGTGATTAATACATCCGTATCATCAGGAATTGCTTGCCAATGAGGAACTAATTTATGTTCTGGTTTATTGAATGCCCAATTCATAAAAGGCAATTGAACTGGCGTTCCCCAGAATTTAACCCCATCCAACTCAACACCAGAATCTTCCAAATAAATTACGCCTTCTGGAACTTTTTCAAGTGCTAAAAGACGATGAGTTTCAAAAAGCCAATCATGATTTCCTGCGATAACTATTTTATATTTATATGGCAATTTAGAATACCATTGCATAAAATTCACAATCTCATGACTACGACCAACAGATGTGAAGTCACCAGCATGGATAATAACATCTGCGTCCGGTAAATTTGCCAGACGCTTATGTTTATTGTGTGTATCAGATATGATGCAAAGTTTCATTATTTACACTGCTTACCATTTTTGCCGTTCTTCTTAACGTATTTTGCGTTAACTAATTCGCAAGTTAAATTATTAATACAAATCTCGATATTTTTAAAAACCTTTGAACTGAAAAGGTATTCAATTAAATTCTCAGAATAATAATTCAATTCGAATTCATAATGTGTGTTTCCATCACCGTACCAAATAACATTTACATCGAGCATAAATGTGTCACCACTTCGTTGTATTGTTTCTGGGAGTTCGGAAAATTTATCTATTATTTCACCACCAACATTATTTTTTTCGAGATATTTAAGAAACTCTTGTTTCGTATATTTTTTGGGTTTAATATTTACCATAATTATTTAATAATTTTTACAGAATCTCTACTAACTGGTTTTACAATTATTGATGGTGTGTATGATGATTGTTTTGCTTGCTCGATTCCAGTTTCTAATTGTTTCATTTGTTGCATTGAATTTAATTCAAGTACGTTTTTTAACAAATCTTTGTTTGTTTTACTATAATCAATAATTAAGCCAAGTTGTTTGTTGTTGAAAACTTGAAAATCCGCAAGTGCTTTATAATTGTCATCATAAACCTTATTTATTCTTGCATTAACTTCTTCAAAACCCGCTTTCATTTCTGCTCTTAAATCAACCATTGCTGCAGTATTCGCATCCAATAGATTTTCAAGGCTATTTAATTTATTTAAACGATTTGCGTTTATTTGTCCAAATGTGAATGACACAATCACTGCTGTGCTTGCAACACCAATGACCCATTTCAATAAAAGTTTCATTTTTGAAGGCTTTAATTGAACGTCATCAACAATATCCACCAATATGTTACTCATAATTTTACGTATTATTTACCGTCTATAAATACCTTATGGACGGTTATAAGTCGATGCAGAATTATTAAAAAAATGTTATTTAAGTAACGGCAAATCTTTCAATGAATTAAGTCGCAGATGACCAACATTATGTCTAACATTCCAAGGTGCAGTATATAGATAAGTACATATGCCAGCATTGTTGAGTTCCACAAAATTATCATATGAATCGTCAATGAAAATTTGGACACCTGCTTCTTTTGCAATGTCAATTTTACTTGTTGCTTCGGCTATACTATATACACGTCTGGCAGGAAAATGATATTTATCAAGCCATGCTTCTGTTGTTTCAACAGGAACTGGTCTTGATGTGATGTAGCAATGCGGAATGAATGGCAAATCTACGGGCATTATTAGTGGCTTAACATTGTTGATGTAAAAATCACTAAGCGTGTTATTTTCTAACATCTGCTTAAATCTTTTACCAACCTTCCTATCCAAGTACCAAGAATTTGGTTCAGACAACACATCAGGATATAATTCACTCCATGCCGTTGTCCAATCAGCAAGAACACCATCAATATCAAGTCCGATTTTTGGAAGCTTCAAATATCTTTTCGGTCTATCATCACCTTGCGGAAAGGTATAATAAAATGCATTTAAGAAATGAACGTTGCATGCTGCGTGTGCAATATGTAAACGTCCACTTTCCGGGTCATAATCTTCTCCAAGTTCAATAGCTTGAATATGTCTTTTGAGAGAAGCCAATACAGATGTCCAAGACAAACCATTTTCCCAATTACGGTCAAAATATTTATTTGCACCATCAGTTAAAACCTCAACAAAGTCTCTATATGCGTGTGGTTCAACTAAATCATATCTCAACTTTCCTTTATTGAGTCGAAATCCGCCACCTTTGCCTGTAAGAGCATCGCTGAAATCCTTTTCTTTTTTATTTTCTTCCTGTTTTTCCATTATTACTTGTTTAACTAAATTATCTTTTTCCATTTTATTCGAATATTTTTACACCAAAAATGTCTTGAAGTTCTTTAAATGGTGCTTCGTATTTCATCATATCTGTTTTGATATCATCATCAACAGAATAGACTTCCAATTCAGCCTCATCCATTTCAAAATCTTCTGTTGTTCTAATTTTTTCTTGTTTTGATTTTTTACGAATTGATGTCACAAACATAAAAATTGCACGAAGATGACCGGGTGGTAAATCAGGATGTGACACAATACGGAGAGAACCCAGAGGTTTAGTCGTTCCATTCTCACGCAAAATCCAACGTGCATCTACACGTAATTCGCTGATAAAACCTCTGAGTCTATCCCAATAAGTATTATTAAGGTCAATATTTTCCATTTTAATTCAATGGCTTGCCGTCCTTTTTGCATTCACAGTCAGAGCATGTGCATACTGATTCGTCAGTACCAGTAACTACAATTCTTTCCGGGCAACCGTGAATTTCCATTGCTCTTACTGCAAGTGCAGCAACCTTACGAAGTTCATGTGTTGCACCGACAGTATCAAGATGATATACTCTTTCTTTTGCCTTACTTACGTGATACTCAATGTAATTTATCCATTCAGCCACTGGCTTTTCTTCGTCAGGAGTTCCATCCATTTGTCTGCGTGAACCCCAATTTGCATCTTGGTAGTCTCTTTCACCATCAAGACGGTTGTAAATTTCTTTTCTTTCCATTTTTATTCCGTTTGTTAAGTTATAACCAGCATCACTGTAATTAGTGAGCATATTATTTAATTTAAATAAATCAAATTCGTTTGAATCAATGAATTTAATAATTTCATCAACATTAATTTCACCATAAAATGTCCAACTAATGTTAGGATATTTTATGTTCGGTTTGTTTATTAATTTTAATTCATACCCGTTCTTTTTTGAATTACTTAAACCAATTTTTAAATAATCTGGTGTTAATTCTTCAGGATGAAGTTTAATTGCATTCAACATTTGATTCAAATCAGTCCAGAAATGGCTATCTGGAACAACCTGCATGTAGTTTGCGCCTGTCATTTGATTAACGATTAGCTTTACGTGATGCTCTTTGTGCCCTGTTTTTACGTCTGCGTTCTTTACGGTAATCAGAACCAAACTGATTTACAGTAACGTTTGTTAAAACAGTTTTATTTTTTTCTTTACGTGTACCACCGAATTTTCTTGGAACTTCAATAATGTCTGTTGTTTTAACAGCAAACTTTGTAGGACGGAATCTTATTTTTGATTCTTTGAGTTCTTTAACAACAATTTCGTGTTTTTCATTGTCAGTTAATTCTCTTTCTTCTACCGTTCCGGTCTGTGGATTGAAAACCCGGTATATTTCCTGTTCACTATTTCCACTTAAAAATAATACATGAAATGTTGGAGATATTTTTATGTATTTTTGGGTAGCTCCGTCAATAGCACCCTCAATAGCTCCGTCAGTTGCTCCCTCATTTTTTAGTTCTTCTTGAACCTCATTTTCAATTTCTTCTGTGATTAGTTGCGGAAATTCATCGACTCTTCCTTCTTCTTCAATTTTCGGTGTATTGATTACACCTTCATTGTTTTCTGACATATTAATATGGTTAAAATAAAAATTATTTTGACGTAAAAATAAGTAATATTTGAATTAGATGCAAGAAAAAAGGGGGCGAACCCCCTTCTTTTTTTTATTCAGCATCTTTAACAGCATACTGTTTCAATAATTTATCAATATCATATTGATATTTCTTGAGTGGATGGTTTTCTTCAGACCATCGTGCTTCAATTTGTGAAAGGCTTTTACCTCTGGCAATACCATAAGCTGCATACATGATGCGTAATTTCTCACGATTTGCCATGTGCTGATATGTGGCATCTTTTGCCGACATTAACCTATCACCTTTAATGTGAACGGTTTTTCTCTGATTTTTGTAAAATTTCTGAATTTCGCTTGCTTTTTTAATAGCGTCCTTCATTGCTGCGATATTTATTTTAACTAAAGTTTCCATAATAATATGATTTTAAATTTATAATAATTTTTATACATTTTGTATTATACATTTTGTATTATACATTTTGTTGTATTTCGCATTATGCATTTCACATTTTGCGTTACGTAATTTACGTTACGTATTTTACGGAATTCAAATTATTATGGTGGTCTGATATTTACCTATGTATCTTTCATAACATTAATATTTTTCCATTTTTTACCTTTGTTTATTTCACATACGGTACTACAACTTATATTATATTTTTTAGCAATTTCTTTTTGCATCACACCAATTTGTAGTGCTTTTTTAATTTCCAATACGATGTTTGGTGTTAATTTTTTTGAGAAAATTCCTGATGTATATATATGTTTTGAATTTTCTGCATGTTCAATCCATTCCAAATTAGTTTCACGATTATCGGTTTTAATGCCGTTAATATGATTAACAATAAGATTTTTATTATCATTATTTTTAAATGTAATTGCAACCAATCTATGCACCCTATGTGTTTTTGCATTGTGTTCATAATCAGTTAATCTTACAACAAGATAATCACGAATAAAATTTTGACGCATTATTTTATCTGTATTGGGATATCCATGTTTTTTTATACGACCCATATTTGACACATAATATAATCCTTCATAGTTGGGTATTGATTTCCAAATTTCGTCTTTTAAATTGCTGGTATTTAAATTTTGATAAATTTTGCGAGCACTATTTTTATAATCTTGTGCATTTTTTTCTTTAACAATATTATCAATATCAACATTTATTTCACTTATTGGGATAAAACCATCTGTTGATTGATTTTTAACATCTCCATAATAATCGACAGTCTCAACATATGGATTACCAAATTCAAAATTAATGAAAATGAATTTACCTTTATACCATTTGGCTATACTGGTATTTCTGCAAGTACCCATGTAGTACGAACCTTCTTTTAAATTTAATTTATTTATCATAATTATAAATTTAATAATAAATACTTGAATTGCAAATAAAAATACCTCATTTGCGAATTATTGAAGTGCTAAATCTAATTTTTTTGTATGCAATTGCATTTCAGGCGTACCATAAAAACAAAAAGCAGTCATCTGGTTCTGAACGTCAGGCTCATAAAAAGCAATAACGTCAGCACCATAGTACTGCAATTTATTATAAAGGTCTTTGAGGGATTCTTCGTTATCGGTTGATAACGATATTAAATAATTGGATTGCTCTTTCCATTCAGCAAATTTGTCAGGAAATTGCTGTGCAAATTCAGCAATTGCATGCCCTGACTGGACGAGTTGATATCCCGGAGAGATATCTTTGCGAGTTACGGTTACTAATTTTACCTACTTCATTGTACTTTGTTTTTTAATAAATACTTAGAATTGTCGAAATATTTCATAACTAATTGTTTCGCTGATTTTAGATAAAAATGGTATCTTTATTGTATATATTATGCCATTATCAAGCTTACGTATCTTAAAATCTTTTTCAATGATAATATATTGATAATAATTTCTGTACTTTGTGAGTAAAATATATGTTTCCTTATCTACTTCTCCGTCACTTGTATTTTCTTTTTTTTCGAAACTTATTATATCGTAACTTCCCCATTCTTTACCATCAGTGTATGTTAATTTCAAAACTTTACCATCGAAATTTACACTAATTGGAGTTTTTAATGAAGTGAATTCGTAATCCCAAGTGTCTCCCAATATAATTGATGACTTTTCATTTGCCACAAATTTAATTGGTGATTGTCCAAATGAATTAAGAGTGATAAATAATATTGTCAATAATACCACGATGTTTTTCATAACCAAAATTTTGTTTAATGTTACAAATATACACAAAAATTTTATTCTACCAATTTAATTTCGAAGTATTTTTAAAAGTTTTTCCGTATCAACATTAGTTTGATTGATGTTAGATTCACGTAATAATAACCAAATTTTATGTATTTTTATTCTATTTGATATTATGTTGCGATTATTTTCTCCCATATAGTGAGTGGAAGAACCATCAATAAATAATGTAACTTCATCGATAAATTTAATCGTTTTTTCGGTAATATTTTTTATTGTGTTAATGTTAATTGGATTTAAACGCAGATTCCTAAATTCGACATTAATGTGTGCCGAAATATTATTTCTATATTTAATAATCGTATCAATTTCATCACTATTTATAAATTGTGTTATTTCATTTAATAAAAATACAAATTCTTGCTTTGATTTTTTTGGTAATGGATGTGTGGCTAAAGCATATAATTCATCATAATTATCAATGATATAATCATATATTTTTCTCATACAATATTTGTCATTACCACTCCTTCTTGCACGTGGATAAATTTTATGAATATCGACAATAATTAATTGATAGAAGTCTTCATATAATAATTGAATGTCTCTATATCCTTGTATCAAATTTAATTCTTCTTCGGATAATGAAATAATTTCATCATAAAAGTCAACATGATACTTTAATTTTAAAATAATCAACTTAATGTTATCTATCGCTTTTTTGAGATTAGCTTCAGTCATTTTGTTATTAATATGAATTTATTTTGTGATTCTGGTGGGATTCGAACCCACGATTTTGCAAGTTTTAGAGACTTGTGCGATAACCACTCTGCCACAGAATCGAGTTCATATACATTTATTTCAACAATACATTGCATTCTTTATACATATCGAGTATTTATAATAAACTCTGTTCGATATGGAAACAATTGCAAATATAATAAAAAATTCGAGAAATAGACTTGAAGTTTTGAAAAAAATTGGCTGGGATACAAAAACATATGGTTATCGTAAATTAAATAGATACATCAAAAATAACAATATCGACATCTCACATTTTGAAACAAAAAGTCAGCAATATATGAGAACAAGAGATTTGATATTATCATCGAAGAAAATACCGCTCGAAAAAATACTAACATCTGGTTCAACATATCAAAACACAACAAATCTTAAAAATAGGCTATATAAAGAAGATATAAAACAGCCAATATGTGAAGAATGTGGGCAAGATGAACATTGGCGTGGAAAACATATAAGTATGATTCTTGACCACATCAATGGTATTCATGATGATAATCGACCAGAAAATTTAAGAATTCTTTGTCCTAATTGTAATGCAGCACTTCCTACGCATTGTGGTAGAAATAGTAAGAGAAATAAAAAAATATTACAACTAAAAACAAAAGAAGAAAAATTTTTAAATAAAAAACTTCAATCTATTAACAGTAGGCTCAAAGAACGTCCAGTGCGTGAGAAACTTCAAAAAGATATTATTGAATTAGGATATGTTGCAACTGGTAAAAAGTATGGTGTTAGTGACAATTCGATTAGAAAATGGATTAAGTTTTATGAAAAATATGATGTACATTAATCATCTTCAAATTTAAATATCTTTTTTCTTATAATGGCGTAGTTTGCAAAGCATAAACACATTATTTTGAACTCTTTTCCTTCTTTAGCCACCTGATAGATGTATTTCTCACCTTCTTTTATCACACGCTGCAGTTCATTCACATTAATTCCCCATTCTTCCCTTTCTTCAGGTGTACTATTTTGCATTATATAATCATACCCGTCACAAAATCTATCAAATTCTGAGACCGGGTATGTTCTTTTCAGGAGTTCAAAATCTTTTGGCATCTAATTGATGAAATAATCGAGTTCACCAACCTTTTCGGTAACTGGTTTCATTTGGGTGAGTCCACCGTCCAGTATCATTATAACCATTTCGTCAAGCTGTTCACCCAACTGGTCTTGCAGTTCTTCCTGAGTTTTGTCAGCATCTGACACTTTGGCAAAGATTACTTCGTCAAATTTGTCATTTTTGACATATATCTTGCTGCTCAGTACCGGAACACCGTTTTCGTCCTTTTCTCTTTTGATTATGCCGTGAAAACACCTGTTCCAGTCAGCTTTCGCCATGAATATTTCGGTAATTTCAACTTTCATTTTCTTTTCCATTTTGATACTTATACGAAAAGGATTTAAAAATGTTACAAAAAGCACTAATAAATTAATGCTTCGTCAAACAATTTATTTTCAATGAAGATTTCAACTTCATGAATATCTTCAATAATTTGACTATAAACATAAAAGCGAATGCCACCAAATTTTAATTTAATTTGATGTATTTCGAAATCTTGGTCGAGTTCTGTGCAGAGTTCAAGAATTTCATCCAGAATATCCAACCATTCTGGAACAATCGGAGTGCCGATGCTAAACCCATACCATCCGTGTGGAACATAATCCGCATACTTTTTTAAGAAATATCCATCGGTTTTTTCAATATTATAATAGTATGTCGCATCGTCAGGATTCTTGTCTTTATAACGATAAAGATTTTTAATGCCATCGGGAAGTTTGATTGGCTTCAAATCGTACTTGGCAAATATTTGCTCAACATCATTTAGGATTTTCATGATATTCTCCTTTCTTATAAAATTCACATTGATTAAAGATTGGCAACATTTTATCTTTTTGGCTGACCATCAATCTTGCCTTCATTTTCCAATCAACATTTAATACTTTATCATCATATTTAATGCCAGTTTCGTGAGTGGGTGAATATTTATTATCCACCTTATATTGAAATATTGCGTCTTTGGATAATGTGATAAAGCCGTGTGCAAATCCTCTCGGAATAAATAAGCTTAATTTATTTGTACCATCCAAAATAATCGATACCCACTCACCAAATGTCGGAGAATCGACACGTATATCTACCACAACATCCAATACCATTCCTTTAACCACTGACACTATTTTAGCTTGATTATATGGTGGTTTTTGAAAATGAAATCCTCTTACAACGCCACGATATGATTTGGATTGATTTTCTTGAACTACATTGAACTCACCTATGTAATTTTCAAGTTTTTCGTGATTGAATGTCTCAAAAAAATATCCTCTTTCATCACGATAAATGTGCGGTGTTATTATTAATACATCAGGTATGTTTGTTGCAGTTACATTCATAGCCGTTCTAAGATTTCACTGAATTCTTCATCAGTTCCATTGAATTTTTCTCTGACGATACTGATTGGTGTTAATATCCCATACATTTCGCCATATGCGTCTTCATATATTACAAACAAATCATCGGGATGTTCATTTGAAAATGGCTTAACTAACGTCAATGCGCTATCGCCATCACTATTAATAGTTATTGCTTTTCTCGGTGTGTACATGCTGGATTAATTTTTTTGTTTCTTAAATAATATTTTTGCTTCGTGCTCATTGCCCCACTCTTTGGGTTTATTCTCTTGATAATAAATTACTTCCCAATTATCTGCACCAAATTCGTTTAATTTATCATTTAATTCTTGAAATAATTTATATTTGACGTAAACCATTTTATATTCCCACATAACATTCGTTTAATATAAATACGAAAAATTATGTTTGCGGAGAGAGAGGGATTCGAACCCTCGGTACTGTTACATACGTCAGTTTAGCAAACTGGTGGTTTAAGCCACTCACCCATCTCTCCAATAATCAAGCCACTTCTGATTGAATAACAAAACCTTCCTCATATTCGTCTAAAGTAAACGAACTTGGAAAAGTATCTGGGTCTTCTGGATTCACATTTATCCAATCATTTAGGTCTTGTTTATACATGCTTTTATAGACATGATTTCTTGGGTCATCAATTTTTTCTTGTAGATATTTAAGAAGATATTTATGTGCATCAATTTTATTTTCTGCCATTACATAAAATTCTTCACCATAGCCATTGTGATTAAAATGATAAAGTTTCATGATTATTTATTTTTATAACGTAAAATTACATTCGTTGAAATCCTGTAAGCCAGAACTGCTTCCTGATTATAGTGTTCCAGTGTAAAGTCAATAATCTCTGACATCTGTTCTTCAGTACAAACAATTCTGCAGGGTATCATTCTGTCAATATAAAGTTTTCCAGTAGGACTAACCCACTGACCTTTGGCTGTTTTCATTATTGTAACACCACCAGTTGTCTTTTTTACAAAAGCATCCCATGCTTTGTGGTGTTCAAAGCTGAATTTCTGGTCTTTATTGTTTGACGCAGGGACTAATATTTCCCATAATTCATTTTCCATTCGGCAAATATACGAAATAAATTTGAATATGTTACAAAAAAAATAAAAATAACGTGAGCGTACCCAGAATTTTATAAATATTCATTACAGCCGTAACCCGAATTCTGCTTTATGTAGTAATTTATCTAATGCACCAACCCGACTATCACTGAGTTGCTTTCCCTCTAAGTCTATTTGGCTTGCACCACTCCGCAGTATTAACGACTGTTTAGGTCTCCTGCGTCCAGCAACGGTGTTCGGAGTTTTCTCATGTAAAATACACGCTACTACTCACTTATAATGAATATCTATAAAATAATGTTTAGTTTTTCCAAGTCTTCTTTAAATAAAATCCGAATGTTTTTATTGTTATTTTGTTTTTGAACCAATTTCATTTTTTCTTTATCTTTAGGAAAAAAATATCCTTTAATTTCAATATACTCATCTGTATTTGGAAGATAAAAATCTGGAAAATAATTTCTTGTCACATTATCGGCTTTTTTATATTGCATTGAAATTTCTTTTGACCTTATCCAATCAACATTATTTTCATTAAGATATTTAGCATATTTCAATTCATATGTTCCCTGAACGGCAACAAATTTATTCATATGTGGTGAAAATATTTTATAATATTTGGTTTTTATGATTCCGTTGTTATTTCCAGATGCAATTTTTGAAAGTTTTTCTTTTGTAATTGTTGAAAGTTTTCTACCTTTTAATGTATGCTCACCAAGATATTTTCCAGAACATGCTCGTGAACAAAATTTACGTTTAGAAACTCTTTTTTTAAAATATTTTCCACAACATAAACATTTTACAGTATTTTCATTTTTCTTACAAGGATTACAAATTATTTTACCATTAAAATTTGGTTTTTTTCTTTTTACTCTTTTATTGCATATTGAACACTTATGATAATATTTTGCCATAGTTTTTTATTATAAATACAATGATTTTTAATAAAAGCGATGTTCTGAAGTTCCTCTTATGAGACACTTTGTCCTATAAAATGTCCTATAAGCGATGAATCCTCTGTGTTATTTTTTTGTGTGGCGGGGTAGTCGATTTTTGTATAACCACACTAATATTCTTGTTTTTCTTTTAGTGGCATTGGAAGATTTTTCTTTCTTTCGACTTCAACCAATTTAGAAAAATCTCTGTAACTGATATTATATCCAAGTTTCAAACAGAGCGTATGACCTTCGCCATCATAATTTTCAATATCAATACCTCTCCAATCATCTACAATAGTATATATTCCATTATATTTGAAATAATCACTGCTGGGTTTGCAATGTACAACAACTAAATCACCTTTTTTAATTGGGTTTAGATGTTGTTTCCAGAACAAATTCACCTTTTTATATTTCTTACCCTTGTAATTCATATTAAGTTTTTCTCATTATACGAATAAAAATTTAAAAATGTTACAAAATTGAGCGAGATATGGGATTTGAACCCACGACCCCGACTTTGGCAAAGTCGTGCTCTACCACTGAGCTAATCCCGCATTTTAAAATAAGTTGTGTGGAGCACCATCGGTCTCTGCACGTTACCGCAGTTTTAAGTTACCGGGGCAGACTTCACACTCCATGCATACAACTCACTTTTTTTGTTAAGGCATCAACCGAAAAGTTTTCAGTATATTCCTTAGTTTTTCGTTTTCAAGCCAGTAAACATAACCGTCCGCTTTTTCATAAGCATCGAACTGTGTTAAGGCATTAACGTAAAAATTGTGGATTTCACCATCCGTAGAGGTAATTTCCACGAGCCAGAGTCTTGCAATTTTCGGATTCTTTCTGTAGAAAGAATCGTCTTTTACGACTTCTGGCTTTTCTTGCTTCTTTGTTTCTCTAAACAACATTTTAATCGCAATTTATCAGCAAGCGGATAAACTACGATGTGTTTGTTTTCTTCATGTATGCAAAATTACTTAAAAATTCTTTTAATCCAAGCAAAATGTTTTCTTTTTTTCAAATACTCGAAATCATTTTCATATTCATTGGCTTCACGTTCAAATGAAAGATTATAATATGCTTTACTTCCATAAAAAAATAATTTAATCAACCATTCAACAAAATACCAAATGTAGAAAAAGATTATCAGCATTTCTAATTGCTGTTGCCAATGAATTTTTTCGTGGTTTACCATTCGTTTTAACGTCAAATATTTTTCTTTGATGTAAATACCGAATGGTGCTAATGTAATTCCTGCTGCAAAGCCAAACGTGATAAAACTCACGAAGCCGTTCATTTTTTTTACTTTTGGTTTTAGACACATATTAATCTTTTACCATAAATACTTTGGTACATCTGGTGAGATTCGAACTCACAACCTTTGGTTTCGTAGACCAATGCGCTAATCCAATTGCGCCACAGATGCATTTGTACCCTTGGCAGGACTCGAACCCGCAAACCTCTTGGGTCGAAACCAAGCATTCTATCCATTGAACTACAAGGGCGTTTATTTTTTGTACTCCCAGCAGGAATCGAACCTGCATCTAAGGTTTAGGAAACCTTCACCCTATCCGTTGGACGATGGGAGCATATTAACATAGTGGTATTTAATTCCTAATGGGTCGCCTTCTTCAGTTAAATACTTTGCCATTGCATCTCTACTTCCCTCTCCATATCGGATTATAATGCAATGCTTATATTCATCCATAAAAGCATAACCATTTAATTTTACTTCTTTACCTTTTTCATCCAGCACTATAAGTGGTGGCATGTTTTCAATCGTGAACTTCATTAATCACATAAATTACTTCATCGCAGCAAATTACAAAATCTTTTCCTTCCGGCACTGCAATTACTTTTCCACATTTTGGACAAATAACTGTTTTCATTTTGTGTGTTTTTGTACACCCGGTGAGATTCGAACTCACCACCCTCGGTTTAGAAGACCGATGCTCTATCCAAATGAGCTACGGGTGCATAGATTACAAATATAAGAAAAAGAGTGGAATTACCCACTCTTTTTTCTTTTATTTTTAAACCAAGCGAATGGATTTACTTTAGCCAGCAAGAAGTATGAGATAAAGCATGAGGCTGAAACAAGGTAAAAAATAGAAATTGAAAACCAATAACTGCCTGTTGTATCCATTAGCCATTTGAGTAAAGCATCGTATCCCAAGGGATTGAAAAAAGTCCCTAAGAACAGAAATAAGGTTGCTGTTTTTTCCCTGTTTACCACCTTCATCACTTTCCATAGTTTTAGGATTAATAATTATTATTTTTACTTTAAAGTATCGAGATAATCGGTTACATAATTAAATACTTTCTCTTGCGTATTTTCATTCCATGCAGGATGATTTAATATGTTATCAAATGTTACAAAAACATTTGGATTATTTTTCTTATAAAGTTTTTGGTTTTTTGTATCAATTGCCCAGATGACACCATCCACATTGATTGTGCTTTTTTCTTCTTGCTGCCTTTGCAACATTTTTTGTTGAAACAATTCCTTTTTTTGTTTTTCGTTTGCTAAGAATTTTTCCAAATTTGGAATTGCTATATCAACACCCAATCCACCGTCAACATTTCTTTCTTTATTCATTGACCTGCGTTGAACACTCTTTCTAAGCATCACCGTCTTTAACACATTGTTTCTTATGATTGCCCACATTTCATCGCCAGTTGAATCTTTTGCGAAAACACCATCATCAGAAAATATTTGATAGAATGGTATTCCGGGGTCATATGGATTTGTTATGGTATAAAGTGGTGATTTTGGATTTGGCTTAAACGCACCCAAAAAAATGCCATAATCTTTTGAATCAAATTCGTGTGTTAAAATGCTATTTAAATTTTTTCTTATTTCAGCATCTTCTTCCGGTGTAATGTCACCACCAGATTTCATCCTATCCAATCTTTTTCTCATCTGGTCAAAAGCGTGTCCGCTAATATCAGTTTCAAAAAGATTAATTTCTTCATTGATGATGGATAATACTTTATTCTCTGGCTTCATTACAATCGTATTTCATATAAATACTAATACGAATGAAACGAAGAAATCTTGAAAAGTTGCTCCTTTTTGAGCCGACAGTGAGATTCGAACTCACGATTGTCACTTTACGAAAGTGGTGTTGTTGCCACTGAAACCATGTCGGCAATGAGAGCCGAAGGTGGGATTCGAACCCACGTGGGATATTATCCTCTGGTTTACAAAACCAGTGCTATCGACCACTAAGCGACTTCGGCATTTATTTATTTGCTTGATATATTAAAATATCGTGTGGTGCTTTTTTATTTCCACCAAAATAGAGGAAAAGTTTATAACCTAAATTCCAAGTATTTTTTAATGTGATTGGATGAACTGTGCTATGATGTTCAATACCATCAGTTACGGTATATTCAATTTGTCCAAAAACACCACTTTTATATTTCAATTCAAATCCATACCATTTGTTTAATTCAATATCACAAATTGGTATTGTTGGTACTCTTAATTTATTAATATATTCATATCCAACAATTTCAATTTTATCCAGAGTTTCGTTGGGTCTCCAACCAAACCTCACTGAATTTTTGTGATGCCAACCAAAACTGAAACCAAATAATTTATTCACATCGTGTTGGTCTTCATCATTAAACAAATAAATTGCAGTTTCAGTGAATTTAAAATATCTGATAATTGAATAATCTTTATTCCTGTTGATTAATACTGGTATGAAGAAATCAAAGTACGGAAATGGTCTTCTCTTATTCTTCGGTATTATTTTCTTCATTTTTTTCTTTTCTGACTGCAATTATGTCTTTTATTGTATTAACAATTCCTGCAATAAAAAATACAACAAATGTAAGTAATAAATATCCACCGGAAATTGCACCAATCCATCCACAAACTGTTTGTGTTTCAGGAAATCTTCTTCCAATTGCGACAGCAAGTGCCAAGATTATGAATGCAGCAAGGATTTTAACCAATCCGTAATGTTCGAACCAGCGTTGTATTGCTTTAAGTATCTTTTTCATGTTGCGAGTTTAATATAAATACTCAAGCAATATGACCGATTCTTTCTTTAACGTGATTTTTATATTTTTCAATGTTTCTTACCGCTCCACGAGTTGCGGGATGATAAATAAATTCGTGTTGTATTTGGTGTTTTTTGAGTTCTCTTTCAACTTTTCTGCCCATTGCAATAACCACACCTTTGAAGGACAAAATGTCCTCGATTTTGTCTTCGAAGACGTTTGCGAATGCACATTCATCCCAACAAATATCAAGATTTTTTAATGCTTTATAAAGGTGTCCTGCAGCAAGGCGTTTATCTACCCATGTAACATTCATTCGAATTGCAGTTGGACTTCTGCGTTCACCAACAAAAAGGTATTTTTTCATATAATTTTATCTAATAAAAAAAATAAAAACAAAAGAAATATCGTATAGATTCCACCATTGTTTACCACATATTTTCCAAATAACGTGAAACCATTAAATTTGATGACAATATTATTTGATGAAATTCGTTTTCCATTTTCTATTAAAATTCTTCCAGAATAATATAATTTAAGCCATTCTAATAATCTTATTGCAATTAAGGTCAAATACTTTTTTTTCTCATCATTTTCATGGTTTAAGAATTTAAATGGAAAATATTGTCCGAAAGCAATTGTATTTTTGTTGATTTTACCCTTATCGTTTAGATAATACGAATATAAAACAGGACGTGGTTTTTCGACCATGAAAACATTATCGTCACGACACAATTCATTGAAAAAAATATTTGCTTGTTTTAAAATATAAAACGGGTCTTTTAAATCGAAATTGAGTTTTTCGAAAACAACAAAAACAACAATTAGGCATAATAATATTACTGTTATAATCATGTGTGATAGAATTTATTGCCCTTTTTCAATTTTTGATACAATCTTTTCCAGAAAAAGTACCGTTCACTAAGCTTTGGATATTCGTACATTTTATAAAAATTAAAAAACAAAGATAATAATTAAAATGATGATTCCAAATCTTTTTTGCGCTCCGGGCAGGACTTGAACCTACGACCCTCTGATTAACAGTCAGATGCTACTACCAACTGAGCTACCGAAGCTTATATTATACCAGCAGCAATTTCTTTATGACAATTAGAACAAACAAGCATACATTTATCCAATTCTTTTTTTATTGCTTCCCAACTTTTTGTATATCCTTTTTGACCGATTCCAAATTCTTTATTATTTTCAGGATGATGAAATTCAAGTGCTCCAATATATTTATCATATCCACACTTTTCACATTTTCCACCTTTATATGCAACTGCTTTTTCTTTTAAAACTCTTCGTCTTTTGGTTACTGCATCAACAACACATTTTTTGCATCGCCATCTTTTTGTGCCATTACCATTTCCAACACAACTAAATTCAGTTAACCCATGTTTTTTACATTCTTTAATCATAAAATACAATTTATGCATAAATACGTGGTTAACACAAATTGTTAACCAAAAAAATAAAACGCAGCCGATTTCGAGAACCGATTTCGGGTTTAACTACTCCTTTATAACAGTTTGCGAGACTGTGAGCACTGCGTTTGTAGTGGTGAAGGGACTTGAACCCCCAACCTCTTGGGTATAAGCCGAGTGCTCTAACCAATTGAGCTACACCACTATGGAGAGGGACAGGTTATTTATACCTTTAAGGGACTCCCTCAGACCCATTTTGAGCAGGAAGCGGGATTCGAACCCGCAACTTTCAGCTTGGAAGGCTGACGCTCTGCCAATTGAGTTATTCCTGCATTTGCACTTCCTACTTCGTGTAGTGCGAACCGCATGGATGGGGGTGGTACGGGGCAGAATCGAACTGCCGACACATGGATTTTCAGTCCATTGCTCTACCAACTGAGCTACCGCACCGTATTTACAGGATGCCTTGTGAGACAGTTACCCAAGCCACGCCCTCTGTGACCCGACCTATAAAAAATTTTCACACTCCGAATCGCCCACTTTCGGATACTCACCTATTCGGTGAACAATGTTTTTCTGGTTAGGACAAACACCCGTGCGACCAGTTCTTAATTGCTGTTGGAGAAGGATTTGAACCCTCTTGTCCACCTGCGCATGGCAGACGTTTTGCCCATTGTAAACTACCCAACAATTTTGCACTTCCTCGTTAATCACCGTGTAGTGCGAACCGTTGCGGTGGGGAGAGATGGATTTGAACCACCAACCTCTCGTCATTACTCACATTCAGTGGAAGCGTTGTTAGAATTGTGCGCACGTTAACAACAACCCTCATTCTGTCTGACTTTTGTAAGAGGACTACCTACTTTCGTAGTTCAGTTTTCACACTGACGAGTCTACCAATTAACCCTATCTCCCCATTTGCACTTCCTACTCTCCATATCGTGTAGTGCGAACCGTTTCGGTGGAACGGGCAGGACTTGAACCTGCAACCATCTGCTCTTCAGGCAGACACTCTACCATTGAGTTACCGCTCCATTTTGGTTCTGGTGTGAGCCTCATACTCACGTCCCCCGAAAGTATTTCAACTAACTTGGATGTCTCTCAACTACTTATCGTGTACTATTCGCACTGCCAAATGCGAGTACATGATTTCGCCACTGAACATCAGGGCAGCTTCTTATGCAACCCAGAACCCTGACATCAAACCGGGTCATGACTCCTTTTTGATGTGAAAATCGTGTGATGATAGTCCAATGCACACGACTTTGCGGAGAAGGTAGGATTCGAACCCACGGGACTGTTACATCCAGCAGTTTTCAAGACTGCCACCATAAACCACTCGGACACTTCTCCAAATAAATGACTCCTGCGTGTGAGACTTGAACTCACCTTCACCCATTTCAGGGGGCAGCATTGCCAGCTATGCTAACCACAGGTAGCCATTTCAACGTTGCAACGTTAAACCTTCGTCAAGGTTTGTTGGGAAGGTGGGATTTGAACCCACGTGCAACCAAACTACACTTTCGACTGCTTATCAGGCAGAGGTGATACATCCCAATGTTCCTCATAATGTAATTCTTTATGACAATTAGAACACAGTAAATCACATTTATCTAATTCAACAATAATTCTTGACCAACTCAAATTTTGATAACGTGATATTCCAAATTCTTTTTCTTCTGGGTTTCTATGGTGAAATTCTAACGCAGCAATACATTTATCATACCCACATTTCATACATTTTCCACCTAAATATTCAACACCCATCTCTTTAAGCCGTTGTCGCCTATTTTTTACCTTTTCATAATTTCTTTTTCTTTTTTCAATTTCACACAATACCAGTCTCTTATTTTCAGTGTTTGCAAGAACAGTTGTTCTTGATATCTTAAATTTTTCTGCTGTTTCGAAAATAGTATGTGATTTATAATATTCATTAAGTTCAATTTTCTCAGCCTCATTCAATATTTTACGACCATCAATTGGTTCATTCAATCCGGCATTTATACAATGGTAGGATACTGTGGGTTTAGAAATGTTCAGCATTTTACTTATTTCGCCATAACTTTTTCCAGAAAGTCTTAGTTTAATTACACTATCTTTTGTTTTCATACTTTCGATTAATTAATTATCTCATTATTTATAATAAATAGTCGAAAGTATGAAAAAGATTTGCGTTCGGGGCAGGATTCGAACCTGCGGTGGGATTTCTCCGTCTGCTTAACAGGCAGGACTTTTCGACCAACTAAAGCAACCCGAACAAGTGCAGTGAAGGGGGTTTCACCCTTCCTTTCATACGTATTGGCATGCATGCGTATAAAATTCAACGCCATTAGTTTGTTGAACCGTAGAGTCGGGAATGGGATTCGAACCCATGTGTGCATAAGCAAACGGTTTTGCAGACCGCCCCTTTCAACCACTCAGGCATCCCGACAGGTAATCCAGCATGTCAAAGAACATCTTACAGTGAATATAAGATGTTAACCTTATATTCGGTGTTTATAAGCTGTAAGACTTATATTTTTGAGCCAAGTACAAGAATCGAACTTGTATCCCCTGAATACCACACAGAGATTCTATCCGTTAAACTAACTTGGCAATATGTAAAGAACGCATTAAAAACAAAAAACCCGGAACTTTTTTGGATTCCGGGTTCTGATTTTATTTCAGTTTTATTTTACCACCTACTTATCTTTTTAAGTTAATAAAACCTGAACCCGTATCCGCAATATTATTTCTGCCGAAATCTGAACAGAATGTACCTTCTCCAATACGACTGGTTGTCGTTAGACTCGATACTAATATGTACGCTATTCGTTTCATCGTTTTATTTTTTTCGTTTTTAATAAAAAATTGGTCTTTTCATAAACTCATTTTTACCTAAATACGATGCAAAGGTATAAAATGTTTCATAAATACCAAATTATTTTCAATATTTTTTTCATTTTTTTTATAGAAAAAATCTAACTCATTAATATTCAATGCATATGAACCCAAGTTAAAATTTGTCCTAAGATAAAATATAATGCACTGACAACTACAAAACCAATAGCCATACCTTTCATTCCATCAATTATTGTTGACTTATAATTAAAGTTCGGTACATGTTTATTTGTTGGACTTTTTCTCACCCAAATAGTATAAATTGTCACCCCTAATATGTAAAGTAACAATATTGTTAACACAGTATTCATGATTTATAATTTTTTATAAATACTCTCAAAATAATTTAAAAACCCCGAAAATATCGACTTTCCGGGGGTTTTCTTTATTTTTTTTCGATTCGTTCGTGCTTTTTTAGCCACTGTTCAAGATATGCTTCATCATTACTTATGAATCCATCGTGACAATCTGCTTGAAAATCTCTTACAAGCCTTTTTAAATCTTCCATTGTCAGGTAATATCCTGCAACGTACTTTTCACCAATAATTTTGTTTTCCAATATTATCATATTAACCGCATTTACTGTTTCCACATGCCATACATGTGAGGCAACCTTCTTTAAATTCCAAATGGTCACTACCACAATTCGGGCATTTTTTATTTACTTCAATACCATCTTTAATGTATTTCTTTATCACACGAGCAACACCATTTTTCCAAGTGTTGATATAGTCTTCTTTAAAGTTCAATGAATCAATTAATTCCCACGTATAAAGAAGTGGCATTCCATGCCTGAGAACTGCAGATATGAATTTTGCATAGTTCCAGAATTCAGGATTGAATGCATGATTTAAGCCAGTATGTACTTGTCTTTCGCCATTAGCGTCAATATATTCAATGTCATATCTTTTTTTTCTGACTTTAACCAATTTACCATTTTCATCTGGTTCTTCAACTTCAAAGATTTGCTTAACAATTTCACATTCTTTTAAATTGTTTGGCAGATAACTCAAGCCGTTTTCATTTTTACCTGTGAAAATTTCATATGGTCTGCCGTCTTTTAATCCAACAACTGCAATCCATTTTTCAAGACTGTTTTGAAAACGATGAATTTCACCTTTTAATCTCTTAGGACGTTTTGGCGCATGCGTATCATGAAATTCACTTTCTTTTGTTTTCTTTTCTTCAGTGATTAACACACCACTGCGTGAACCATCACGATAGACAGTACAACCCTTACAGCCAGATTTCCATGCGGTTTCATAAACTTTTGCCACCATTTCTTCAGTAATGTCACTTGGGAGATTGACTGTCACTGAAATTGAGTGGTCTACGTGTCTTTGTAAACGACCCTGCATTTCAACCTTTTTTAACCAATCGACATCATTTGCCGTTGCTTTATAATATGGCGATTTTTTCACAACTTCATCGAGTTGCGCATTATCCATTGTTCTTACAACATTAACGTCATATCCATTCAATTCAAGCCATGTTTCGAATTTATGGTGAAAGACTGGATATTCAGTCCACGCAATTCCTTCTTCATCAACAAAATCAATGCGAACATCTTTTTCCTGTGGATTAATTTTACGTCTACGTTTGTAAAACACTTCAAATGCTGGTTCAATACCCGAAGTTGTTTGTGTCATGATTGAAACAGTACCAGTTGGTGCAATTGTGAGTAATGAAATATTTCTACGTCCATATTTCATCATATCTTCAAACAATTCTGGGTCTTCAGCAGCTATTCTAAGAATGAAAGGATTTTTTGTTTCACGTTCGCCATTCCAAACGGAGAATGCGCCACGTTCTTCTGCCATAATAACACTTGAACGATATGCTTTTAATTTTAATGTTCTATGTACTTTTTCACTAAAATCTGTTGCTTCATCAGTTCCATAACGTAAATTCAAAGCTGCAAGCATGTCACCTTCAGCAGTTACACCAAGTCCGGTTCTTCTACCTTTAAGCGTCATTTCCTTGATATTATTCCAAAGGTTGATTTCAGTTAATTTAAGAAATTCATCTTCGGGGTCAGACTTGATTTTTTCAAGAATTGCATCAATTTTTTCAACTTCCAAGTCAATGATGTCATCCATATATCTCATAGCAATAATGACATCTTTTTCAAACAAATCCCAATCAAATTCTGCTTCCTTGGTGAAAGGATTTTTAATATATCCAAACAAATTAATTGCTAACAATCGACAACTATCGTATGGACATAGTGGAATTTCGCCACAAGGATTTGTGCTTACGGTTGTGAATCCTTCATCAGCATAACAATCTGGAACACTTTCTTCCATAATCTTATCCCAGAAAAGTATTCCCGGTTCGGCAGATTTCCAAGCATTGTGAATAATTTTTTTCCAAAGTTTTTGCGCATCAATATCTTTAATCATTTTTGGATGTCCCTTTGTAGGAAACATTTGAGTGTATGTAGTCCCTTGCATTGCACACTCCATGAAATCATTATCAATTTTTACCGATACGTTTGCGCCAGTTATTTTTCCCGGTGTCATTTTTGCATCAATAAATGCTTCGGAATCTGGATGTTTTATTGAAATACTAAGCATAAGTGCGCCACGTCTACCGTCTTGTGCGACTTCTCTTGTGCTATTTGAATATCTTTCCATGAAAGGTACAACACCCGTACTGGTAATTGCACTATTTTTCACCGGACTTCCTTTTGGACGAATGTGGGACAAATCGTGTCCGACACCGCCTCTGCGTTTCATTAATTGTATTTGTTCTTGGTCTATTTTTAATATTCCACCATAGGAATCTGATTCACCCTTATTACCAATAACGAAACAATTGGATAAAGATACCACTTGGAAATCATTGCCAATACCTGACATTGGAGACCCTTGTGGTACAATTCTATTGAAATTTTTTAATGTTTCATAAATTTGTTCTTCTGTGAGAGGGTTTGGATATTTTGCTTCGATTCTTGCGAGTTCTTTGGCAAGTCTTCTGTGCATCTCATCCGGGTTTAATTCGTAATAGTTTTTTTCGTCCTTTAAGCAGTATTTTGTAAGCCAGACTTTTGTTGCCAGTTCGTCACCCTTAAAATACTGTAATGTTGATTTTTCTATTTCCTGTTTTGAATAAATTTTTTGCGATTTTTCTGTCATAATTTTTTATAATTTTTTATGAAATTTTATGTTTGCAAATATATGCAAGGGCAACCATAAATACAAGGGATTCTTGACATTTCACAATTATTTTTAAAAAAATTTTTCACGTTTTTTTAATCCACTATGGCTGAAACTTTTAACAAAAAAAGGGTGTCGGAAAACACCCTTTAAAACGGAAATAGATACGAAAAAAAACAGAAAAATAATTATGTGTGTGACATATTATTTACATCAAAAGTAACATTACCTGTAGCCGTACCAGTTACAGTATTATTATCACTATCTTGTGAGTCATCTTTTTCATCCTGTTCGCCTAAATCAGCAATAAGATTTTTTGCTTTTTTCTGATAGCCAGCGTCTTGTGTGCTCATGCTTCTGTATGATACAGTAGCGTTATTTAAAGTCATGCTCATTGCAGATGCACCAGCAGCAGTTGCAGCAAAGTTATAGGTATTTCCATAACTTACACCAAATGTGCTGCCAACATCAAATGCGTCCTGATTTGCAGCAAGATAAATGAAGTTCCAGCCTTCATTTTCACATTCTTTAATAAGTTTTTTTATCACATCGCCTTTATTGCCCTGTCTTGCAACATATTCCTGACTTGCATTTTCTTTACCGTCAGTAACAATACAAACCAATACTTTATCGGGTTTTTCTGAGCCTAATTTAATACGGTTTGCCTTTACAGCGTTGATTGTTTTACCAATTGCATCAAGCAATGCTGTCATCCCTCTTGGTGTCCAAGTGTCGTATGTGATGTCTGGAACATCTTTTACGTCAACATCATCATAAAGTAACTGATATTGGTCATCGAATAGTGCAACAGTGAGTGTTGCTTTGTCTTTTAGCTCCCTTTGTTTTTTAAGGAACTCGTTGAAGCCATTGATTGCTTCATAAATTACACCGTTCTCTGACATAGAGCCAGAACGGTCAAGAATACAGATAATTTGAGTTTTTTCGTTTGAAGAAATTATTTCTTCAGTAACGGTAGTCGTAACGGTTGTCGTTACTTTTTTCTTTTTAGTCATGCTTCATAATACTTAAACTTAAAAGTTATTTTCCCCAAATATAACATCTTTTATTTAAAAATGCAAGTTATTTTTATTTAGACTAAATAAAAACAATGGGGAATATAAATACTTAAAGAAATGTTTTTAATGTATTTATACATTTCAAAACATCTTCTTTAATTTCATTTGCGGTAAAACGAATTACAATCCAACCATTATTGGTACTAAATTTATCCCTGCGTTTATCAATATTTCTCACCTTTTCTTGGATATGTGTATTTCCATCAATTTCCACATCTATTTTCAAAACTGGAAACGCAAAGTCATATGAATAAATTCCATTTTGGTAATTGTATGTCCAACCTGAAATATTTGCTGATTTTAATGCATTTTCAAATACTCTTTCAGGATAACTCATTTTACTTGAATGATTTAATTTATATGGTACTTTGTCTGGATTTTTCATTAAAAATTCAATCATTCTTCTACTAATTTTCTTTTTATCTTCTTCTGACCATTTTCGTTTTGGACTTGCTTTGGACATGTTTTGTAAAATAAGATTATGATTTGGATTTAATTCGCAATGGGTCATGTGTCCACCTAAACTACGTCCATTCTGAAAAGTTTTACCACAATATATACATATTGTTTTGGGTGGTTTATTTCGTCTTGAATTTGGATTTTTGGGTCTTACATAATTGGAATGAATTCGGCAATGTGCTATATAAGAATACCGATTTTCGAAGTTTTTATCACATTTATTGCAATGATACATAAAAAATACTTTTATGATAAATACATTGCAAAACGAAAAAGCATTATATTCATTAATTAAATGTTAGTATGAACACAATGCTTGTTTGTTCTCCTATCTGGAATCGAACCAGACCCACCGCTTTAAAAGAGCGGGGCAATACATCCTGTTTGCTATAGGAGAATATTTGTGCGCCCGGTGGGGGTCGAACCCACGACTCACGGATTAAAGGTCCGTTACTCTACCAACTGAGTTACAAGCGCAAATTTGTGGGAGTGATAGGATTCGAACCAACTCAGCCAATGGCACTTGTTTTACAGACAAGCCTATCTCTCCAACGATAGCGCACTCCCATTTGTGACCTCGGTGGGATTCGAACCCACGTATCCTTGATTAAGAGTCAAGTCCGAAAGCCACTACGGATACGAAGTCAATTTGGATATTTCAGTCAGCGATACAGAAAATGCCTAAACTCTTTCAGTCGGCAGAGAGGGATTCGAACCCCCATAGCCAATGGCGAAGGTTTTACAGACCTGTGATTTCACCCACTTACCATTCTGCCGAATATACAAAATAAAAAACCCGACTCTTTTGGAATCGGGTTGTTCATGTCAGATTAAAATCAAAACCATTTAATTTTTGGACATAGTATTCCCGATTCCTATAAGTTGTTTCTTATAAGATTTTTTACCGTAATAATATGTTCCAAAAATAGTCATCATAAAAATGTCTTTACAAAGTTTGAGGTTACAAATGTAAGGATAAATACGATAAAAACAAATAAATGTTACAAAATTTTCAATATTTTTTTACTCAACCAGTCTAATTGTCCAAAAGTCAGCAGCTAAGTTGGGTGTTGTTATATATTCATATGGTAGATAAAAATAACCCTTATCTCCCCACTCCACGCCCCAACTATTCCTCATTATCAGCACTTTCTTTTCTTCATCATATCCAACAGCAAGTACTGCATGACCGCCAATTGATGATTCATTTGGCAGTGGCATAACCACATTTCCGTTTGCAGCAGTATCGTTTGACATGAATGAATTAAATAGCATCATACCGAATGCAACTGTGTATCCTAAAGCAAGGCATTGTTTTATTTCTGTTAAATCATGCGTTACTCTCAAATATTGAAGAACTTGATTATCCTTTGCTATCTGATAGCAACAGAAATTTGGTTTTTCTGCAAATTTGCTGGTATTATAATCCCATTTTGTTTCAGGGCAAGTGCCTTTATCAACCAAACTTTTCATTGTATTTCTCATGGTTGCACCTGCATCGGAATTAATTGTACCCTCAATTGCTCTGGTATTATAATAAATAAAAAGTCTTGAAGGCATGAAATTTTTCTTTCCCTGCTTCATTTGTTCAAATTGAAATGCAGCACCCATTGCATTTGCTGTACATGAACCAAGTTCATATTGGTTATAAATTGGTGGGCATTTTGGTCTTAAATCAACCAAACTTGGTAATGGAATTGGTGCAGTTACTTTAAATTTAAAGTCTCTTGGGTCAGGTAAATCACGTTTCCAACCAAGTCCTAATTTATTTCCACTAACCTGTGGTTCGATTTTGTTTTTTCTTTTTAAAAAATTAAATAGTTTCATAGTGTTGCTTTTAATATAAATACAAAATTGTTTTCAGTGAGTCGAAAGTATTTATAGAAAAATTAAAGATTTATGGGAAATTTTATATACGAACTTAGTGAAGGTCGTGAAATTACAACCGTAGAGGATTTTCTCGAATTTATGGGTAGAGACCCACAAAAATATTCTTTTGGATACGTATATTATACATATCCCGCACGAGCACCAAAGACATTGGGTTCAAGAACAAATCCAAATCCATATTTTGGTAGGATTTTTAAACACAAGCCTTATAAGTTCAGATGGGCAGAAACATACAAAGAATCAATGTTGCGTAAAGACCCTAATTTCCAATTTGTTGGCGGTACAACTGAATACAAGCCAATTGAGGGTGTGAAAATAATGGTGGAAGGACCTAACGGTAGATATTTCCCAATTGTTCCACAGGAAGATGCAACATTTCATACTGTATATACGTTGGATTGGGAAGTTGTGCCTTACGAAGAAATTGCACAATATATTTCAATACCTTCTGGTACGCCACCCCCTATAATTCCAATGTTGGAAGAAAGAATTGCTGCAATTGCTGCAGGAAGTGCATTATTAAAGAATCCGGCATTTAAATACACCTACATGGGTGACAATAAAGAAAGAATACGATAAATAAAAAAAGCTACCGTTTGGTAGCTTTTTTTTATATGCTATATTCGAAACCATCCTTGAATGGCTTACTATATACAGGACGCACCATATTCCAGATTATCGATTCATATGGTTTTTTGTCGTACATTTTGAAAAGAATCGAACGGTAGTCCGATTTCAAAGCTTCCATTGCAAAATCCTTACGTTCAATAATACCATTGGTGTGGTAAATTCTCACGAATTCTTTCAACGATTCTTTTTCAATTTCATCGTATTTTCCTTGCAATGACGCTACGACCCTTTGTAACCAACCATAAAATTCGTCTGGTACTCTGTCAAGCAACTGGTCAAAATTATAGTTATTCACCAAATGTTCCCAAACAGTTATGTTTGAAACATTTGTTAGAATACCGTGCAATCTAACATATTCGTTAAATTTGACTTTAACCCTGAAACCGTTCTTGAATCTCACCACGAAACCTTCCTTGTTGTCTTCTTCAAGCCTTTTTAATTCGGATAAATTATCGAGTCTTACGTCAATTCTTTTCACGACAGTAAAATGCTTTGAATATTTGTCAACAAGATATTCGTATGGGCATTCTTCACCCGTAGTGGTGTTCATTTTTCCAAGTAACACAAGTTCCCTTCTGCTACCATAATCAACCACAATACGGTTTTCTGGATATAAGACTTCAAACAAATAAGTATATTTTGAACTCATTTTTTCCTGAACAGTGTGGTTGAACATTTTCTGTGCTTCCAATGCCTGTTCTGAAATGAATGAGCCTCTTGAAGCAAAAATCCATTGCATACGTGGTTCGTAATAGAAAAGGATGATTAATGACCCATCTACCTTTTCAAAAACCTCATATTCCTGAGACATATCAATGTCTGCTGGGTCATGTTCTTCAAGGTTCATGAACTTCTGATATGGACGTGCAACAATATTACCCTCTGCATCAATAACGAGTCCACGTGCAGATAAAGTATATTCATCCCAGAATTTCTTAGATTGAACTTTTGGTGAATAGTTCAATATCCAAATGTCATATTCTGGATGCTTATTTGCGACAATAAGACTGTTATCAATGTAAGTCTGCAAGACTTTCCAATCGACCTTTTCTAATATTTTGTAATTTAACTTCATAATGCAATTATACGAAGAATATTTAAAAATGTTACAATTAATTACCTCTTTCTTTCGGATAAGGGTAAATTTTATTTCTACTTATAAACATTTTTCTTAAATACTTCGTTTCTGCCTTGTTTTCGCCTAAGACATAAACATATTTATGCTTTGGCATTATTTCCCTACTCTCACAAGAATTGAGATAGTTTTTCGATAACATTTTTATTCTTTTGGCAACATCTTCCGGCATTTTATCAAATTTAACACTATCACCAATTTGCCATTCATCCTGCCAAACAATTCCATCTTCTTTCGCCAGCCTTTTATATACAGACCTTGCTCTGAAATATCTATCGGAAACCCACCTGCCTGATTCTATTTTATATTGTTTCTTTGCACCAGATTTCTTACCAATATAATAAAAGTTGCATGCTTGATATATTGTTCCCAATTCTTTTGCCTCAATATCCGAATACGCCACAAACAAACGAAATCTGGTGTTTTTTACCATCCATTTTATGGCAAACATAATTAAAGAACTTCCCAAATTTTTTGGCGACCAACTGATACATGCCCCCCCTGCTTATTAATCTTTCAATTTTTCTTGTTTCATCGCCAAGCATTTTTGAAAACACACTTGGCATATCCATTATAACCACACCAGCTAAAATGCCATTATATCTTGCGGTAAAAATATTTGTTGGATATAAACTCATTCTTCCAAGCCATTCGTGTCTTTCAATGAAAGACTTTACTTCCTCATAGCAGATTTCCTTCTCTTCGTGCTGTAAAACAAAATCAGCGATATTAAGATTATTTACATCATCTGCAGTTAAACCAGCCAATATTAAATCTTCTTCAAGGTTATTTAATCTGATATCATATTGCCAGCAATGGTCTTTATTGTAATCTCTAATCATTTTGTTGCGTAAATTATGCCGTATTTTAATTGAGCGTTTGGAAAAACTTCTTTTACTATTTCGAGATATTGTCCTTGGGTGAGGTAATGTTGAAATGTGCCCGATTTTGTCACGCCAGATGCTTTATTTTGATTCATATATGTTGACCTGACAAATACCATTCCACCCTTTTTAAGTGCGTTAAATCCAAGCTTTAATACGTTTAATTGAATTTCACGTTCTTTTATTACATTTAATACATTAAAGATTGTAACAGTATCTACATCCCCACTAAAAATTTTATTTACAACTTTGATATTGTGGGTGATACTTCGGTTATATGGGTCAAACACTAAATTTGTCACACCCAATTCTTTTAATCTATTAGTCATTAAATCATATTTTCCACCGCCAATATCAAGATTAACGGTATTTTCTTCCCAGCCAAAATATTTGTGAACAATTTTAAAACCAGCCGGAACTTGTTTAATGCATGATTTTGCTGAAGTGTATTCTTGTAACATGCTGCGAATTTATATAGAATTTTAATCGTTGTCAAGTATTTATAAAAAATTGTTATTCCACGACATGAAAGGCAATAAAAAACAAAGGCTTGTTGAAGTTATGCAAGCTATTGATAAATCGTATAAACCCAAAATGAATGAAATGACTGATGATGATTGGTCATTTTATTCAAAAAATGTTGAGGTTCATATTGACGGCTTAAAAGAAAAATTTTATCCACAAGCAGAATATGTTGATGCTTATCGTCAGAAAGTTGATGTAAAATGGCACATTATACCAGAAATTAGGGATTATGGAATTAAAAGCATGATGATTATGATTGATGGCATTGTAGGCACAATATATTATGAAATCGTATCGTCAGATGAAAACGTACCTGACCAAGAAGCACAACTTGATGTTGCAAAGTATCAGTGGGAATTTAATACTTCAATTACAGATAGAGTTTTTGGTGATGGAGTATATCCAACAGAAGTTGAAATAGATTTCAGTACAATGAAATGTGATGTAATATTTGGTTAATAGATGAAATTGAATGTAATCATAAAAGAAGAAATCGGTGGTTTTATTACTGAATATGGCAAGTATGCTGATGATGAAATCGTTGATTTGAACAAGATTAATCTGCAAGAGGAATACGATAGATTAAATCTATTGCTTTTTGATAATCAATTACCAAAAGTTCCATTGGTGTTAATGAAAATGAGACCGCTTGGTAAGGTACAGGCATTGATTAATAGATACACACGTGAAATAATTGTAAAAAATTTAGCAATTTCCACCTTTTATAAGTTGCCATATAGAGAATTTTTAAATACATTTGCACACGAAATGATTCACGTGAAGCAATTTCTTATTTTTAAGGAAAACGGAAATCATGGATTTTCGTTTGAACGTGAAGCAAGAAGAATAAATGGTATGGGATATGGATTTAAAATAACTGCAACACATGAAGGTGAAATCAACGTGTCTGATAATGTCAGACAAAAAGATTTGATTGCAATAATTATTCACATGAATAAACAATATAGTGTTACTGTAACGACACCGGAAGTTTATAATAAAGAATCTGACCATCTATTCAACTTAATGGAAAAATTTGTAAATCAAGGAAGATTGAGTGATTTGGAAATTACAGTTGTTAAATCAAAAAATCCTGAATTACAACGTTATAGGATTTCAAGGACATTTGCAAGAGGATTTACCTCATCGCCACTATCAGATGCGGTTCTTGAACAATTGTTGAATGATGATATCATCAAAGAGTTAAGAATAAAAAGAGGTTCATCCGTAGTGGTTTCGGAAGAAATTCAATCACCCAAAAATTCAAGTGAGTGGGAATTAGTTGAAATAATTTAATAATATGAAAAATACAGATAGAAAAAGACTTTATGAAGTCATGGGCAGACTTGATAAAACATTTAAGAAAAGAAAATTGAATGAAAGTCCGCAGAAAACATTCACACTTAATCTTTGGGGTGAAGATGATGAAGTATATTTCGAATTTGACAGGTATAGGGACAACAATGCACTTGCCGTTGAACTAATCACTACCAATGGCGAACCATTTGCAATGATTTCGGTTAATATGCCGGAATCAGCGCAACTTGCTGAAGACGAATTTTTCTTGAAAGATTGGAGCGAAAATGAACCAGTTGCAAAATCACTCATTGATATGGGTGCAATTGTTCCAACAGGCAAGAGTGCATCAAGCGGGTATGTTACAGCAAAATCATACAAAATAAGTCCTGATTATAAATAAAAATAACATTATGGTAAAAATAATAAAATGAAAAATCTTTGGGAAAAAATTAAAAAATGGGCAAAAGAAACCGCACTGCCTTGGTTAAAAGTTGCGTGGATTCAAATAGTAAACGTATTTGTTGTATTATTTGCATATGGTAAATTAGACGATGCTGGAAAATCGGGTGCTGCAACACTGGTTGGACTTTGGGGATTTATCCTTTTGGGATATTGGATTTTCTGGAAATTCTTCGGATTGGATAAAGTTATCAAAGCATACATCAAACAGCAAAAAGAAAAAAAGAAAAAGTAAACACACTGGAAACATAAACCCATCGAATTCGATGGGTTTTTTTATTTGTAGCGGGAGTGAGATTCGAACTCACGACCTATGGGTTATGACTCCATCGCTCTACCAACTGAGCTATCCCGCCAAATAATCGACATTACCAAACAATGTCGATATAAATTCTGGTATACCCACCAAAATATCTTTTTTTCATTTTGATTGGCTTTTCCATCCACTGTTTTTTATTTTTTGAAACAAGTTTCCAGTTTGGAAATCTGGTATTTGTTCCCTTTCTTTTACCACGACAAATTTCCATGTCATCATAAAGATAACCACCATACCATTTTTGATTTGAATTTTCGCCACGATTGTAACGACAATAACTACAGCTAATTTTGCCACTGTGCTCAAGATAAAACTTGTATGCACGATTGAATTCACCACGATTAGTGGTTTCGTCTGAGATTTTTTTTGCTTTCATCTTTTAAGTAATTAACTTAAAAGACTGATGCCCTTTCATTTCTCATTTTCATCATCAATATAAATTACGGTTCGAATATAAGTATTATTTTTTGAATAATCATGCCAACGACCATAAAATTGTTTATGTGTAAATGTTTTTATGCTACCACCCATTGACGGGTCAAATATAAATACTCTGTTTTTATCGTAACCAATTACCACAACGTAGTGTCCGTGTGCCCACGTACTCGCCCAAGACTTTTTATATTCTTTTCTACATTGAATTAATACAATTACTGGATTATTGGCATTTATTTGTTTGATTAAGAATCTAATGTTTTTATCGTTTTCGCAAACAGCATTCAATCCAAATTTTTTAAACAAATTGATAAGCTTGTTTGGCTTTATGCCATTTACCGGGCACACTTTTGATGTTTTTAAAACATCTTCATAACTAACCTTTATTTTGAGATATCTTAATATTGAATATGTTATAGCAACACCGCAATCAAAATCATACCATTGTCCTTTCATTGGAACTTTGAGTATTTTTGCCATAACCAATACATTTTTTTTAGTGCCCAGAGTGGGAGTCGAACCCACAAAACTTAGGTTTTGAATCTAATACGTATGCCAATTCCGTCATCTGGGCATTATATTTTAATTATATTTTTATCACCAACATTTTCTTCAATCCAATCATTAGATTTTCTTTTTCTTATTTGTATCCTATTTTTATTGATGGTGTATTCAATATTTAATTTATCGCAACAATCTTTAAAAATGTCCAATATGTCTAATGAAGTGTTAGTAAATACACACATTTTATATCCTCTGTCAAAATAAATACAACCATCTGAATGCAACAATCCTGCAAATAAATATTTATAGTCCAATATTTTTATTTGCCAGTCATATAATTGAATTTTTCTATTTTTTTTTAATCCCAGATTGTGTTGTGGAAATAATTTGGGAATTTCATTTGAATAAACATAAGTAATAACATGATTTTGATAAAAACATGTATTCACCTTATTGTTTGGAAATATTTTTTGTATTGTTTGAAATATATAGTCATTTAAATGATTATATTTAACGTCATTAAAAATACGTAATCTATACGTTCTTTTTGTTTCAGAAACACAGCCGTCACCTAAATACTGCCCCAACAAATATGAATATGATTTATTATCCATCACTTGAGGTTACTTTTTTTCTTTATTATTCGTTTTGGTGTGGTATTTTTTCTTCGAGAATCCTTAGTTTTTAAAGATTTACCACAACCACAATCATTGGGATTGAAATTCTTTTTGATTTTCATTTTTCCAAATGTATTGTCGGGTCTTCAAAACAATCGTTTGGTTTTTGTTCCATAACACCCTTTTCAACTAATTTTTTCTTTGCAAAATCCAACACCATACAGCAAATGTTTCCTTGGTCTTCTTTATGATATTTAAGAAAATCCTCACGGTCTTTTTCCTCTGCAAGTTCAAGTATTCGTATTGCTTCCTGACGGCATTCTTTGCGAATTTCTTTACGAATTGCAAATTTAATTTCTTTTGATAAAAACTTAACTTCTTTACGCATTTCTCTAAACATTATCATAAACATCACTTATGTGAACATAAATACCCGGTTGTTCCGAAAGGTATTCAGTGTATGGGTCATCATAACTGTTAATAAACAACATTCTGAACATTTCAATCATTCCTGCCAATAGTTTCATCATTTAATTCTTTTTTTATGTTACGTTTTGCTTCTTGACGTTCACGACCTTTATCAATATCTCCAAGTTCAACTTTCCACCAGTTTACATATCCTTTCTTGGGATGATTGTCAGGATAGTTTTCACGCATTTTCTTATTTTTTCCGTATGACAACATATCATTTTAATTTAAAAACATTTGGTGGTGAGACTCGAACTCATGCTACCGACAATTGCATCTAAATTGCCGATGTTGGGACACCACACCCGCCTTTGTTTATTTGTAGCAATGCTACCAAATGTTTTGGTAGGGGTGGTCGGACTCGAACCGACACGGGCATTACTGCCCACGGGATTTTAAGTCCCGTATGTGCTACCAATTTCATCACACCCCCGTTTATTTTTACCGCAAAAAGTTTCAGTTAATTCGTTTCTTCCAAAACAATTCTATTATTAAAGCCACCTTTATTATAGAATTTATTGGCTTTTGCTTCTTTAATTTCATTCAAATCAAAACTATGAAATCTTGCAATGGTTTCAAGTACTTGTAGTATATCCGCAAATTCCTCAATGCTTGGTTTTTCATTAAATTCTTGTATTTCTTCCCGAAGTTTTTCATTAAGTTTTTCAAGAAATTCAGTATCGTCTTTTGCAATATGATATTTATGACCAACACCAGATTTTTTTAGTGTCTTCAGTATTTTATCTCTCACCAATTTGTTGTGATATATTTTCATAGCACAATAATTTGATTGAATTTGCTGTCAAATATTTGCGTGAACACTCCCTGACCCCAAGTCATATTAATATAGTATCCTTTGAAAAACCAAGATTGATTTGCGAAATGTTCGCTTTCAATTTGCGGTACGCTAATTGAATAATAATTATGAACGACATAATCAATTAAAAAAGCAAGTTTGTTATTTGGATATGGTTCATAACCATTATTATAACACTTATTACGCCATTCAACACAATGTTCTTTTTCAAGACGTTGCATTATTTCATCTAAATCGTGAGTTTCAAGCCATTTTTCAAATTTCCTATAACGACCTTCAGCAATTTTTTTCTTATCTGCCAAATCGTTGAAAAATTTTTTCATAGAGGCTTTACCTTCCTCAGAATTGAGAAGTTTTTCCAGTAATTCTATTTGTTTACTATGGTCACTCATAATTTCAATGTTTTAAATGTTTTAGTGGAGCAGACGGGATTCGAACCCGTGTGCAGTCATGTGCCCAATACGTTTTCTACAAGTTTATCTGATTTTTCTAAATCAGCAAAACATTTATTTTTTATCCACTGTTTTATTTTACTTCCTTATCTCTCTGTTAAAATAACAAGTTCCATCGAGATGGGTTTATTTGGAAGGTTTTTGCTGCGTTTGCTGCTTCCTTACGCTACCATTGCGAGTTCAGCACTCTCTACAAATAAGCGACCTCTCGTTAGAGAAGTAGGAATGGACATTATATCCTCTGCATTTATTGTTTTGAACCTGTTTTTACGTAGTGTTGCTCAAACTACGACTTGCTTACATACCATTCAAGCATGCTGTCAAAACCAAACTGCCCCAAAGAACGTCAAGGATGCGTACCATCCATTAAAGAAATACTGTATCTGACTTCATGAATAAAGTCTTCAATTATGTTTCATTTAACTCTTCATTAAATTTTTCAATAAATTCAATTCCACCATATATTGTGTCAATATTGGGTTTTTTCCAAGGCTCACTTAATTTTTCTTCGAGATTAATTTCAATTTTTTTGTTCTCTTCAGATTGCTTTCTTATTTGTTCCATCAATCCAATTGGATTATCATTTTCATCCGTAACACTATTTTTCATTTTTTGGCATTTTTCTGAAACTCCATTTATCAAAACCATGTTGCGCAATTTTATATTTATCCGCAACTTCTACAATATCTTTTTCTTCCTTGCCAAGTACACCGCCTATGAACATCGAAACTTCCTGAAATGCTTGAAATGAATCAAATACTTTATAAAATTCGTAGTCTTTTAAAAGAGGATTGATTATAAATTTTGAAACATTATCACTTCTCCAATATTTTTCATCAAGGTGTGTTCTGCCATAATCATAATCGTAAACAAAACAAGGAGCATTAAATTTTCTGAACCAATCCGTTGCATTAAAATTTAATACACTTTCGATTTGGTCAGCAGTGACACCATACCAAGTTTTTTCTTCAAGGATTTCTTTAATATAGTCCAAATCGTATGTTATTAAAGTATTAATGTTTTCATAATCATTATACTCACAATTCTTTTTGAAACTATAGAATTTCCACCCCAGATAAAGTTTACCACAAAATCCAATAATGAAATATGCGCCTCTTGGATATGTTTCGTGATATTCTTTTTTTATGCTGGCATTGCTTAAAAGATATAATGGGTTGTTTTCTTTAGTATAATAACCCCTTTTCCTGAACTCAGTGGGTATTTCGTCCCTTTCAAGTTCAATTATTTGACGGTCATATACAATGGTTTTATCAATGCCTGTGCTTCCAGCAACGCCATCATAATAGTCCTTTTTCTTTGCAATTATATACATTGGGTGACAAATTTAATTCTTTTTTCTGAAAAAACAAATACTATTCAAATTTATATGAATACGAATATTCGACAAATCTATCAACTTTGCACCATTTCTCCGTATTATAGTCCATTAGCCAAACAGTAATGTCATTTTTTACTGCAGCCATCATTAATCTTCTGATATATCTTTCATCGTAATTACCGTTTATGATGAGAAGAATTCCGGCTTTACGGTTTGTCATTTCTGAATAAAACAGTGATTGACCAACACTTTCTGCCCATTTTTCAGAAAAGTCAACTTCAATTGCAAACGTATCTGTAAGAATGTCAACTTCAGTTCTATCCCACAATGTAACACTTGTCGTGCCTTTAATGATTTCGGCAAATTTGTCTTGATAGTAAACTTCTTTTTGCCTTGTTATTTGCGTCTGTGACATCAAAAACACAGCAAGAACTATTAATCCCAAAAGAAACAAAATTTTTTTCATGTTTATTAGTTTTATCGATAAATACCAAATTATGGTTCTAACCGCCAAATAAATTCACGTAACCAGTCCACTTTTCTCAAAGTTATCAAATCATCGATTTTCTAATATCTTTGATACTTCTTGATTTCCTTTTCAGTGAGTGCGCTTCTTCTTCGTACATAATATTTTCTAAACAACTGTTTGTGAAAATAATTATAATGTACAAATCTCCACCACCAAGTTTTCCGATATTTAAATCTTATTTTCATGACAAGCTCCTTTCTTTTTAATGATTATACGAAATAAATTTGAAAATGTTACAAAATACTGGAACTTTCTGAAACGGTGACGAACCACTAACTGATATTGCTCTTGGGTACATTACTGCCCTCAGTGGTATCTGTGTCGGATTTGGATTCCAACGGTGATTGTGTCTCGCACCTGCGATTTTTTCACCGTTTCATTTTGGCACGCCCGGAGGGACTCGAACCCCCAACCCTTGGTTTTGGAGACCAGCATTCTACCAGTTGAACTACGGACGTATTTGTGGAGCAGACGGGAATCGAACCCGTATCTAAAGGTTGCAAACCTATCGTGTTAACCGTTGTCACCACTGCCCCAAGTATCTATTCTATTCAATAATTCATCTAATGTAATTGAACATCCTTTGTGTTTTCGAACATTTTCGTTATGTATCATTAGTTGACAATTAGCAGGATGTCTAATTATTTCAGAACTAATTTTGTTTTCAAATCCATATTTTATTGAAATCATATGGTCTCTACTAACACCATTTAAATTATTGCCATGATTTTTTGCTTGATACCAACCATATTTTTCAATTAAACTAAAATCAAATTCATTTGGATAATCGGATAAATTAAAATCAAATTGACATTCTTTATAATATTTTTGATATTCATTCAGATTTTTTCTCTCATATTTTCTTTTACATTCGATTGAGCAGAATTTTCGATTCCTATTTCGGTATGGTAATATTGCATAACACTCTATACAGAATTTAGGGTTTTTATTATATTCAATCAGTAGTGTATTTAATTTAATTTCTCTTGCATTTACAATATTTTTTATTCCGTCATTTGAAAATTTTCTTTCTCTTACAATTCTGTGTTTATTATTATGTGATGCAGCACAACTATTCGAACAAAATGTTTTTGATTTTACTTCATTACCACAAAATTTACAATAATTTATTGAATTAATTGTTCTATATTCGTTATAGCATTTCTTAGAACAAAAATGCCTTTGATTACTTTTTTCATTTCGTTTATATTCTGATTCAGACTTTTCAAATTCTTTATTACACTGCGTACAAACTACAATAATCATGTTTTTCATTTAATATAAATACATTAAACTTTGGAAAAGATTCGACTTGAACTCAAAATATTTGGTGGAGAATGGGGTAATCGAAACCCCGTCCATTGCGTGCAAGGCAATTATAATAGCCACTATACGAATTCCCCAAATGAGAGTAGTACCTTATTAGTGGTTCGACCATTATCTTCTTTGCAGTTCGAAATAATGCGCCTGAAGGTATTACTCCTTCACCTTTAAGAACACTCGGTACAGGCTACGCAGTCACCCCTGCTTTGGTCTGTCATGCGCCTCTCTCAATGTTAATAAACTAGTGGTGGCTCTCAGGACTTTTCATTACCACTCTTACTGCCCCTCAACTCTATCTATTAACACCTTTGTACGGATGAAGGGACTCGAACCCCCACGTTACTGTTACTTCGCAACACGTTCTAAGCCTGTCATGTCTACCATTCCATCACATCCGCATTTTCAAACATTTGCCACTAAACAGCGTTTGCTGTCTTTTGTTTGAATTTGTCCTCAAGGTGGGACTCGAACCCACACGTCATTACAACACCAGATTCTTAGTCTGGCTTGGCTACCAATTACAACACTTGAGGTATTGGTGCACTCTGAGGGATTCGAACCCCCGTAAACTTTCGCCTCTTGCTTGTAAGGCAAGCGTTCTGAACCAACTGAACTAAGAGTGCAATTTGATTTGTGCTTCCTGCAGGGTTTGAACCTGCGACTTTCTGTATGTAAAACAGACACTCTCCCAGACTGAGTTAAGGAAGCATAATGTTAAGTACATTTGACAAATGTATATGTTTTTGTAAAATGTATTTTACGTTATGGGGTATATTATCCCCCAAATATATGTTTCTGGGGAATTTATGCCCCATGTTGTATATTATCATCATATATTGTGTTTTTGTTGATATTATACAACATTTTGTATGAAATATCATTCATTATGTTTTGCTAATAAGTACTATCATTATCTCATAAAATGAGGGTTTGTGTTAGCTTTTACCAACATGGTAATGTATGATAAATCATTCAATTTTGTACTCGATAGGGGAATCGAACCCCTATTTTCAGGATGAAAACCTGATGTCCTAACCGTTAGACGAACCGGACATGGCGAGATTTTTGGTCTGTATTTGGCGACCTTGGAACTACTAAACCTTGATATGAACAAATCTCTGAAACCTTTCTATTTCATACCAAACCTCGTACTGCGTATGGGACTCGAACCCATGCATGTAAGATTGAAGGTCTTACGGCTTAACCATCTTGCCGAACGCAGCATCTGGATGACCTTGGGTACTGGCAACCGTTGCGGGTATTAAAACAAC